AACCAAGTCGTGCCGCTCCCTGACCCCGCCGTTAAACTAGCGGGTCTATAAAAATAATGTATCTCAATTTGGAAAGATGCGTTAGGCGTGGGACCAAGTATAAAATTTGAGTTATCAAAAGTAGCATAATACTTTGGCAAACCCGTTGTTGATGAATTTGGGTTGTATGTTTGTATAAAACTTACGTCTTTAAAATCAACAAACTCTTTGTTGTTACTATTTGTATAGCTCAAGGAAAAAGGCGCTAAAAAGTCTGACGGCTGCTGTAAAAACTGATTTCCACTCGCCATTTGACCCGAAGCATTTTTGCGAAACAAATCAAGTTGCACCGTTTTTAAGATACGTTCTTCGGCAATTCGTATAAAAACAGGTAAATTGCTTACAAAACTACTTTCTGTGTTTTCTGTGTAGTCTTGAATAGCAGACTTCAACTCATCAAATGTAAAACTCATGGCGTGTTCGCTTGCCCTCCCATTCCACTGTGGTTGGTGCAGTAATAATACAAGGTTGGAGCACCGCTGGCTACTGTGATTTGAGTATAGGCACCAGAGCTACCCGGAGTTCCACTGGTAGTGACACCTGTTGTGTATTCAGAGCCACCGCCATGTGTGCCGTCGGAAGTTGTCGAAAACCGTAAAGGATGTCCACTATTTGTGGAATCCGATTGATCCATACGATAAATACTACCTTCTGAAAGAGTCAACGTAGCTTGTCGAGAACCATCTATGTAGTATTTATTTCCTGTAACTGTTTCGGATCCAACCGCAGAGGTTGCTGCGACACCCGTCAAACTTACTGAAACAGAAACGTTATTTTGTGTTTCATTGACCGTAACCCGTCCTGCTTTGCCAATCATAGGACCCGCAGTAGAAACAGGAGGAAACACAGTGTTGCCCACGGGAACAAAAACTTGTCCAGAAGAAGGGTCCGGACGCGGATTTTTTAATGCCTGCGGATCAGAAACTTTTCGAAAAGGACCTAATTGTGGTTGTTTTGTTTCAAACTCATCCGGTCCGACAAGCATACCAGTCCATTCTCTTCGCATGGTATTTAGTCGATACCGAAAACCGGAACGATCCGACAAACCATAAGCTTTTTTTCCTAGAGCAAACTTTGCCATTAGCTTAACCTACTGTACTCCACAGACGGTTGAATTTGTAAACTTGCACGATCTCTGTCTTCTGCCATTGCTCTTTCAAACTCTTCCTCATAAAGCGCTTTTAACAATTGTATTTTTTGAGGAGCACGTTTCAAAGAAATGTAATAGGCTAAACCCGCAGCCAAACAAGGATAAAAACGAAATGGTAAATCAAGAGTGTTAACTTGCGTGTCTGCGTCATTCATTCTTGTTAATGCATCATAAACAATTACATCTGTAGCATTTTCTGGTAACGGCCAAAGTTTTAAATTTGGCGTAATTTGTCTATCTAAAAAGAATTGACTTGGACGAGACTCAGTTGTTTTTGTTGGGATAGTAAGATAAGCATCCCTACTAATTCTTTCTAAGGAAAAGTCAGTGTTATCCCTGCGCAACACAACAGAGAGCACGTCAATAACGTCTGCGGATAAATCGTATTCTCCATCTGCTTGGGTTACTGTGAAGGTTCTCTGTTTAACAGTCCACTGATTTAGACCTCTGTTAGCCCATTCGGCTAACATAAGATTCATAGAACGTTTTGCTGTTTTTAAATCGTACCCCGTCCGAACCTCTAAACCGCAACGCTCAAAAGCCTCTTCAATGTATTCTGCAACATCTAATTCGAAATCGCTGGACCCAGATACTGCCATCATTCATCCTCGTGATAAAGATTGTCAAATATTCGATTTACATCTAGTGTATAGTCTAAATCACTTTTTGAATAGTGTATATGTTGTGACGGTTTAAAGTCAGGTGGTCCTTCGCCTGCGGCAAACCAAGCTGGATGCGTTACACGAACACGATTATTTGGCAGCGCAACAACATTTCCAGTCCAGTTCCCGGCATCTAATAATTGCAAAACGTGACTTTGTTTATGTTGTGCGGGGTCATCCGCAATTTCACTCTCTGCGTAGTCAACAGTAAAAAGATATTTTGCAGGCATCATATTGCCTTCAATCTTTGCCATCCACGGGCACGGGGTAGCACGATCCATAACAAAAACTGAATGGTGATAAGAACTACAATCCCATGGCTGTGCTTGATAAGTATCCATGGGATCAGGCCATTCTTCCAGAGGTATGTCACCAACTAATGCCGTAATTGGCATACGGGCCCACATAGCACCACCATGAATGGTATCCTCTTCTTCGCCCTCTGCTTCGTTACCTGTAAAGATTACTTGAAAACTTAAACATCTGTTTGGCATGGAGGTTACACCAATAACCATCGCATGTAAAAATTCGCCGTGATACTGCTCATGATTATGAGTGTATTCACGACGAATCCACGCCTTGAAATAAGGCACGTTCGAATATAAGTAGGGCATTACATCTTCTTTGTTTTTTTCTTCTTCTTACCGCCTGCGGCTCCGCCTTTTTTCATTTTTTTCATCGGAGTTAAAGTCATTCCCATGCCTGACGCTGCTTTTTTGAGTTGGGCCATAGTCATCGGGGAACCTCCGCCTTTCATTTTCATCATTTTTTTACCGCCTGCGGCCCCGCCTTTCATCATCATGCGCGGTTTTTTACCGCCTGCGGCCCCGCCTTTCATCATTTTTTTTACCTTACCACCTGCTCGGTAACCCTTTTTCTTCATAGCCATATTACTCTCCTATGCACTTACTGATCCTTTTGTCCTTTTGCGACGACCCGATAGAACTTTACCACATCCACGAGCCACAACACCATCTTTATTTGGCGGCGGAGCTTTTCGTTTTGCTGATACCATTTCTCCACCACGCGCTGCCTTTTTAACTTTTGCTGCGGGCGTGTTAGAAACTACTGTTTTTCCTTTCGATCCCGCTTTTTTCTTTTTTCTAGCTGTTGCAGCCCTCTCACTTTGCGACAAACTATTTGCTTTACTGCGTGGTAAACAGCGGTCAGGATTTTTTTTATCTTTGGACGTGCCACATTTGCCCTTGATCTTGCCGTCAGTGCCTATGCGAACCCAATCTTGTTTTACCCAATCTTTAAGAGCGCCCATTACGTTTCAACACCTTTTGTAATGTTTTTGCTTGTCCAGCATGAGCTTTCGATGCTTTCTTTAATTTGGAAATAACCTTTTTAACTTTTTTTCTTTTAGCACGTGGTAAAGTCATGCGGCCTTCTTCTTTTTCTTGCCCTTTGCACCTTTTGCATAATTAGGGTCCTTGCAATATTTACTTGCCGCCATATTCGCATAAGCGGAGGGATATGTATCGAAAGTTCGCTGCGCCCACGCCTTTCCTGCTGGGCATATTTTACTGCCCTTACTTTTACTGGAAGCTGATTTTGATTTTCTATTATAGTTTTTTGCCATTATAAAAACCTTTCTGCTAGCGCAGCAGCTACGATTAAGCCTGCAATACCCCACAAACGCATATCTAAGCGTTCAAGCTGTTTTTCTATTTTTTCAAACCGTCTGTTTGATTCTTGCTCGTGTTTTTCCATTAGCATCAACACATCTTCAATTTTCATCAACATTTCCACCGTTTTCTTGCTTGGCGCAAACGTGAGTTTGGATTTTTCGCAGCTTTTGGAAATTTTTTCATTTGTCCAGCAGAACGTGCGCAAAAAGATTTTCTCCGTTTTGCATCTTTACTGCCTTTTTTTACCTTGCCCGTAACTGCGGTTTGCAATTTTGAACCGGGATTTTTTCTTCGATAAGCTTTTACCCCAGCCTTAGTCATCCCCGCCCCCTTCTCAGTGGGGCGAAAATTTTTTTTGTTACGCTTCGGCATCTTATCGCTTTTACGTTTAGTTTTAGACTTTGCCGCCAAGCTAATCTCCTACGATAAGAAGACGGTTACACCCTCACAAGCCGTAAGGTCTAAATAAACATCCGTAGAAAACAAAATACCATTGTCCGGAATATTAACGGAATGAACATTGGATGTTGTAAACGTCAAAGATAATAATGTAGTGCCGCTGGAGCCGCCATTTTTTAACACTACCGCAGGACTCCCAGAACCGGAGGTATGTACTTGTATTTGGCGCACACGAGAACGTCCGCCAAAAACAGTGCCATCAGAGGTTCTGGTGACTGCAAAGACATCAGAGATTGCCATTAGTCACCTTTCTTTTTAGAAGGCTTTTCTTTCTTGGGGGCTGCTTTTTTTGCCCCCTTCTTCATGTTTAACTTACCCATAACTAACCTACGAAACTGCTGCGCTAAATGGAGTTGCTTCTGTTCCTGTGGCGGACTGGTTTATAAGAACACGGTATACATTTGAAGCAACATCTTGTAATTCAACCTGACCACCAAGAATACCACCAGTAGTCGTACCATCCAACGTAATAGTATCTGAGGCGGCTGCTGTTTCAAAAATTGAAGCAGAGTTGTCGCTGTCGTTTGCCACCACTGCAATGCCCGCCATTGTGTCATTTGCATTAGCAACTTGGATTTTGTAACTATTTGAAGTTACCGTCGTTTGAACAAAAAACTTGTAAGTGTTACCTGTGCCAGATGCAGCGGGTAAAGTACAAGTAGCACCAGAAGCTACGTTTAAATTCATCGTGCGACCAGCGTGTGCAGCAGAAGTTAGTGTGGTATCTGCCGTAATTGAAACAAGAGAATCTGACCCACTGATAAAACCAGCGGTAGATGTAACTGGACCTGAAAAAGTAGTTGAAGCCATTAAATCACCTTTTTGCACAAGGGTTCGCCTTACAGTCTGTGCAACGTCAGGTGGGGAGTATCCTGTCTGCAAGGCTCATGTGATCCCCACAGCTA